AGGGCATGGCCCCCGCATTCGGCCAGCGCGGCGGTCAGGGCACGGTCCGGCAGGGGCATGGTGGCCGCCGTACCCAGCAGTGTAATGGTCAGCATAACAGTTCCTCCGTGATTTGTCGGTAACAGTGTACCACATTTTGCGCCCGCACACAATCGGCACAGCCCGGCATAGGATGGCGCAGAGCTCTGATACAAAGGGAGGTTTGACCATGCAGCGCAAAAAAGTCCCCGCCGGGCACCACCGCTTCGGGCTGGCCCGGCTTGTTCTGGTTCTGGCACTGCTGTTTCTCGTCGTGGCGCTCACCGCCGGGCTGGCGGGCTGCCTGTTCCAGCCCGTACTGGCCGCCCGGGGGACGCTGCTGTTTCTGCCGGGGTAATAGAAAGAACAAGCGGAATCGTTCCATCCTTGCCTGAGAGAACGATTCCGCTTTGTGCTATTTTATTCTGCCGTTTTCAACTGCTGTGCTTTTTTCCATGCGCGAATGGCTTCTCCATAGGAGATTTGCTCATCCGGCTTGAACTGCTCCGTATGCTCTTCATCAGGCAGCTCCATCAGCTCGTTTTCCACGGCCCACTGTGCGGCCTGCTGTGCCGCTTCATCATTCAGATCGATGTCCTCATACATTGCATTTCCATCCGGTACAGGCTCTCCTGCATTTTTCCAGAGCAGTTCCGCCAGCTGGATCCTGTTTTGGGGAAGTGCCGCCCCACTGGGCAGCAGATATTTCAGATAGAGTTCTGTTCCGAGCTGATGCGCCTGATAGGCCAGTACAACAGCCGAAATTCCCACTGCGCCGATCATTGCGGCACTGCCCAGCAGTTCGGTTTCTCTGGCATTTTCTGCGCTTTCGTACATTGCCTCTACGGTCACATCTGCCGTCGGCATGGGAAAACTCATGGTCTGGCTGGTGTGTGCTACATCAGGGTCTCCCATCAGTGCCGGATCACTGATGTTCCACTGCGCAAAGACCATTCCTTCCGGTGCCGCATTTGCCGCAACCGTAACCATTGCGCCCGCAGGGATCTTTCCGATCTGGGTCGTACCCTCTTTTTTCAGCTCCACATTCTTTGTGATATCCACAGTCGTTCCATTTTCCACAACCGTCACACGCACAAGAGAACCGTCTTTTTCCGTCAGAGTATACTCTTTGGCCGTATCAGTATCAGGGTCAGGGGTAGGGGTAGGGGTAGGCTCAGGCTTAGGCTCAGGCTTAGGGTCAGGCTTCACCTCGCTCCAATGTGCGTAAACCTTCACATCTTCCGTAATTTCCTGGTTGAAGTCAAACGGTTCGCCGCCATTTTCTTGTGTATACCAACCTTCAAACCGGTAACCGTCCGCTTTCGGATCATCGGGCGGGGTGACAGTTCCTCCATGCTGCACCACTTTGCTGGTTCCCTCTGCCTTACCGCCGCAGTCAAAGCTCACAGTAGGGTCAGGCTTCACCTCGCTCCAATGTGCGTAAACCGTCACATCTTCCGTAATTGCCTGGTTGAAATTAAACAGTTCGCCGCCATTTTCTTGTGTATACCAACCTTCAAACCGGTAACCGTCCGCTTTCGGATCATCGGGCGGGGTGACAGTTCCTCCATGCTGCACCACTTTGCTGGTTCCCTCTGCCTTACCGCCGCATTCAAAGCTCACAGTAGGGGCATAATGAAATTCCTTCGGATTATTCAACATGGGATTCATGTTTCCAATCTCGTCTGTGTAAGAAAAATCATCGCCCGTATACGAAATTTTCTTCTTCATCAGTTCATCCCATTGCGCCTTCGTTCCCGTATAATGCAGTATCTCTAATTGTTTTTTTACATTATATCCATAGTAAAATGCCCCATGTTCAATCACTTCAATGCTCTGCGGAATCGTCAACTCTTCCATACTCATGCAAAATGTGAACGCATTCTCACCAATCGAACGAACTGAATTTCCAAGATTCACCGTTGTCAATTGGGAACAATAACCAAACGCACCTGTTCCAATTGAGATAATTGAATCCGGAAGTTTCACCGTTTTCAACTCATCGTGGCCAGCAAATGCACCATTTCCAATCGAAGTCACAGAATATTCCTTCCCGTCCGAAGTCGCGGTCGAAGGGATCTCTACATTCGCTGCCGTAGCTTTGGGATCAAACCCCGTCAATTCCACGGTGCTATCATTAAGCGGCATATAGGTATAAGTATTACCGTCTACCTCTTCCGTAAATTTCGTAAAAGGTTTTTTCGCTGGCTCTGCCGCAAATGCAGACAGGGGCATCAGCCCTAAAACCATTCCCAGAACCAGCAAAATACTGGTAAGCCTTTTCAATTGTTTCATCCCAAAAATCCTTTCTCTGCATTTTCAACAAAAATCGCACAAAAAATGGCGATATATATATATATATATAT